CTATCAACAAACTAAACTCTGCAAGACTATTCAGCTTGCTAGATGGTTTATTTGCTTCTGGTACTGGTCCATTAGGTGCAAACTCACTTGACGTAGCTAAAGCTGGTACAAGTGCTGTTGAAGCAAACTTTCTAACAGCTTCTACTGTTGCAAGAGGAAGATCACTTCTTGGATCAAGAGGAGATGAGTTAGACACTTTAGTTGTTCATCCATCTGTTGCTTACTACTTATATCAAGTTGGTATGCTTACATTCTCAAC